TGTGCTTAATAGCATGGTAGACAAACTTGATGAGATGGAAGATAAACTCAACGAGCAAATCAATAAGAATGTTGCTTTAACAAAAAGATTATCAGAATCAACTGCTGATGTAATCTTTGCGGACGTAACTGAAGGACTTGCCCTTTCTCAAAAGGACAAACTAACTTCTCTTGCCGAAAATGTTGAGTTTGATAGTGAAGAGAGTTATCGTGAGAAACTAGTAACATTAAGGGAGTCTTATTTCCCAAACAATGCTAGTGCTCCAAAAGACAAGTCTGAGAATTTATCTGAAGGAACTGCATCTGAACCACAGAAGCAAGTATCTGGAATGATGGAAGCATACATGCAATCTCTTGGACGTATGTCTAAGTGATTTTTAAATCATAAAATCAAACTAAAACAATTTTAAATAGGTAAAACTAAAATGCAAGCCCCTTTAAATAACGAGGCACTGCAGGAGAAGTGGGCACCTCTTCTAGACCATGATGGTGTAGCTAAGATAACTGATCCACATAAAAGAATGGTTACTGCCGTTCTCCTGGAGAACCAAGAACAAGCAATTAGAGAAGAAAGAGAGTTTCTCTCTGAAGCAGTTCCAACAAACAGCACAGGTTCAACTGGTGGTCCTAGTGGCGTAGCAGGTTTCTCTGCTGGTGCTGCTGCTGCAGGTCCTGTTGCAGGTTTCGATCCTGTATTAATCAGTCTAATTCGTCGTTCAATGCCAAACTTGGTCGCATATGACCTAGCAGGTGTTCAACCAATGACTGGTCCTACTGGATTAATCTTTGCAATGAGATCCAGATTCACTAGTCAGACTGGAACTGAAGCACTCTTCGATGAAGCAGATACTTCATTCTCATCTGTTGGTGTTGGAGACACATTAGGAAATTCATATGTTGCAGGATCTGACGGAGAAAACGTTGGTTTCAGTACAACATCTAACGCAAAACAAGGAAACAATCCTGGTTTACTTAATCCATCCACAAACACAACTCAACAAGATTATGCAGTTGGTCAAGGTATGGATACCCAGAAGGCAGAAGCACTAGGTACTAGTGGTTCACCTGCTTTCCAAGAAATGGCATTCTCAATCGAGAAAGTCACTGTTACTGCGAAGTCCAGAGCACTAAAGGCAGAGTACAGTTTAGAACTTGCTCAAGACCTTAAGGCAATTCATGGTCTAAATGCAGAAGCAGAATTAGCAAACATTCTTTCAACTGAGATTCTTGCTGAAATTAACAGAGAAGTTATCAGAACAATCTACAAGGTTGCTGAAACTGGTGCTCAAGAGAACGTTGCTAACACAGGTACATTCGATCTAGACATCGACTCAAACGGTAGATGGTCAGTAGAGAAGTTTAAAGGACTTATCTTCCAGATCGAAAGAGACGCAAACAGAATTGCACAGAGAACTCGTAGAGGAAAGGGTAACATGATCCTATGCTCTGCTGACGTTGCTTCTGCATTAACAATGGCTGGTGTATTAGATTACACTCCTGCACTTAATGCAAACTTACAAGTTGATGACACAGGTAACACATTTGCTGGTGTTCTTCAAGGTAAGTACAGAGTATACATCGACCCATTCTCTGCTAACTCACCAACTACAAACGGTAGTCAGTACTACGTTGTTGGTTACAAAGGTACTTCACCTTATGATGCAGGACTATTCTATTGTCCTTACGTTCCACTACAGATGGTTCGTGCTGTGGGAGAGAACTCCTTCCAGCCAAAAATTGGCTTCAAGACCAGATATGGTATTGTTGCTAACCCATTTGCAGAAGGTAACGTTGACAACCAAGGTCTTGGTCGTATCAAAGCTAACTCAAACAGATACTATCAAAGAGTTACAGTTAAGAACCTCATGTAATTTACATATTACATATTTCCAAAGACTCCTTCGGGGGTCTTTTTTTTATTCATAAATAGTGTATAATAGTAAAAGAGAAATGAAATCTTTTAAAAAATTTTTCGAAGAGATAGATGACTCTCAAACTGACAAATCACCTACGTCTAAATTAGATATTGCAAGACAAAGATTTGCCTCCATTAGAAAAAAAGCAAGTGAAATGAGAAAACAAAAAAATAAATCAGGGTATAGTGGTGAAGCAAAATTCAATACCCAAAAAGCAAAATTTGGAACAATGCATAAACAAGAAGAGGAAAAGTAAATGCCTTATCATATTAAAAAAACCAGTGTTTTAGGTTCTGCTATTCCAATCAATGGTGGTGAATATTATGCAGGAGACAACGTTTGGACAAATACTTACGAAAAACGTAAAATATATGAAAATAAATCAGATGCTGATGCAGTCAAAGAAACCAGAGTGACAAGTAATTTAGGTAATGTTACATATTCATATCAACCTCACTGGTGGAAACATAGCACAGTTGTTGAAGAGTAATGGCAAGAGCATTTGCAAGTCAAATAGAAAATCGTAATTTTCTATCTCCTATTGGATTTAAGTTTACTTTAAGTAAAACACCTAAAGTAACTTTCTTTTCAAATTCTGCTGTCATACCAGATATTACTTTAGGAACTGCGATTCAACCAACATATTTAAAAGACATTGACATACCTGGTGATAAATTACAATACAGTGATTTTGCTTTCAGATTTTTAGTTGATGAGAATATGGAAAATTATATGGCAATACATAATTGGTTGACAGGACTAGGATATCCAGAAACAACAGAGCAATTTAAAAAAGTAACTACAGATAAAGATGGACTTAGAGATCAAGAAGAACAGTTTAGTGATGGTAGTTTACATATTTTAAATAGCAACTATAATAGTATAGCAATAGTTAAATTTTCTCAGTTATTCCCTATAAATTTAACTTCTTTACAATTCGAAGCTACAGATACGGATGTTAACTACTTTACAGCAGAGGTTACTTTCAAGTATACTGTATATAACATCGTTGAACCTGACGGAAGAACACCTTTATGAATCTTGAACAAATTCAGGAAATGTGGGAACGTGATGCGACCATTGATCCTGATAACCTACATGATGAATCTTTAAAAATTCCACAACTTCATTCAAAGTATTATACAATCTATAATACGATTACATTGTTGCGAGAGAAAGCAAGAACTTCTTATAGTAAGATAAAACTAGAAAGATTTAATTACTATACAGGAAAGGCACCAGCAGAGGTTTATGTTGAAGAACCATTTCCGTATAAGGTAAGAGAGAAAGATGCCATACAGAGGCATCTAGATGCTGATGAGAAGTTATCTACCATAGATCTTAAGATTAGATACTATGATACTACTTTAAAATTTCTAGAAGAAATAATTCGAGCAGTATCAAATCGTACATATCAAATCAAAAATGCCATTGAATGGCAAAAATTTCAATCAGGATTTTAATATGTTTGAGTGTAAAAAAGTTGAAAAAACTAAAAAATGTAAAAGATGCAATCAAGTATTACCAATTGATGATTTTGAAGTTGCTACTAGAGATGGATTTAGAAGACGTGAATGTAGAACTTGTGGACGTATTGTAGAGTTTATTAAAAGGAAACCTGGTAGAACTGAAGATGATTATTGGAAAATGAAGGATGAAGAAAAAGAAAAAGAAAAACTTTTTAATGAAGGCAAAAGAAAATGTTCATCTTGTGGTGAGATTAAATTATTATCTGAATTTAATAAAGGTGGAGTAAAAGGATATCAATCTAACTGCAGAGTTTGTACTAAATCAAAGTTTAAGACTTGGCATGAAAAAAATAATCCAGAAATAAGAGAAAAGAGAAAAAAACAAGCTCACAATAAAAGAACACCAGAGAAACAAGAAAAATATTTAGCAGAAAAAGCATATAAAGAAGAACTTCACTTACTTCAGAAAGAAGGGAAGAGAAGATGTAGAATTTGTAATGAAATAAAAATTCTTGATGAGTTTCCTAATGATAGTTCTGGTAGAGTTTTCTATAAGAAAAAAACCTATTGTAAGAGTTGTGGTATGGAAAAATATGCAAAACCATATAGACAATCAGATATTGGTAGAGCAAAAAAATCTATATCAGATAAAAAATATAGATCAAAACCCGAATCTAAGAAAAAGGTAAATGAAAGACGTATTGAAAGATATCATAGTGATCCTGCTCATAAATTAAGAACTCTTTTAAGAAGTAGAGTAGGTAAAGTAATACAAAGAAAAAAAGCATCTCAAAGTTTTGTCAAACAACTAGGATGTTCAGTTGATGAATTAGTAATTCATTTAGAATCCAAATTTTATCCTAATCCAAAAACAGGAGAAATCATGTCTTGGGATAACCATAGTATGGATGGTTGGCACGTCGATCATGTAAAACCTCTTCATGAATTTGATTTAAATAATGATGATGAATTTAAAAAAGCCGCTCACTATACAAATTTACGACCATTGTGGTGGTGGCAAAATCTTGAAAGAAATAGAGGTATAAAATATAAAAAATGCCATTGAATGGCAGAAATTTCAATCAGGATTTTGATGATAAATAACTAAAATGATGGAGATGTTATGTCTCATTTGGTTATTTCAAAGAAAAGTGAAGTTTACCTTCATGTGGAATCTGAAATACATGTATACTATGAATTATCAGACCAATTTACTTTTGAAGTACCTGGTGCACAATTTTCACCAACATATAAGAAAAAATATTGGGATGGTAAAATAAGACTTTTTAATATTCAGAGTGGAAAAATATATGTAGGATTATTAGATAGAATCAT